TAGCGGCGCTGTCGCGAGGGAGCAGCGCCGCTGTTGGTTATCGGGTTAGAGCTGAATGCCGAAAGCGGCGCAAAGCTCGATGATGATGATGATAATCGGTTCCATGGAACTAGTATAAAGCCGTCCATGCGTAAGCATTCGCGGCGTCTTTCCGGCACACCCGGAACGTGTCAGCCACCCCCGCCCCGCCCTGCACCATGACTACCTGCCCGCGCAGCGTAGCGTCGCAGGTGCCTTCGGTGCCGTTGGCCCAGGTGTGGATGCGGGCGATGATGGTGCCGTTGCTGTTGGCAGCGCCATCCCCCACCTGCAGCGTATTCGCCGAGGCGCGGGAGAGGGAGAGATCGGGGTTAGACGTACTCACGCTGGCAGCGTTGTTCCATCCAATCAGACTGCCGCTTCCCAGCTTGAGTCCGGTCCCGGCATTCAGCAGGCCGGTATCGAGTGCCGACGATCCGATAGAAACCGAACCGCTGAATGACGCTCGGCCCCCGTCCGTAATAAACGCCAGCGTTGCTCCTGCCGCACTCTGCCACGTCGTCAAATTATTCCCCCCCTGCCCCGCCCCCGCCCGGACGACGAGGGAGGTGGAGCCGGTGGTGGGGGTTTGGTCGTAGATACGGGCGGTGCCGGAGGAGCCGGAGGAGGCTACGTCGAGCTTGAAACCTCCGTCCGTGGTGGTGCCGATGGCGACGTTACCCGTCTGAAAGGTCGAAAGCACCGCGAACAGATCACCGCTTGAGTTTGGTTGGCTCAGTAACTGCACTCCGCCCCCGAACGCGCCGTTCGAAGCAGTCTTCCAGCCTCGAATACCGCCCACTCGAATGCTTACATTAGGATCGGCGTCCGCATAGCGCTGGGCAAATGTAATTTGCGCGCCAGCAACGCCAGCAACGCCATTTCCGGCGACATTGTTGGCAAGCCGCAAGGCCACTGCACCATCAGCTTGCGAGGGCGCTACTGTAGTATTTCCCGCCACACTCCCCGCCACCTGCAACCGATTCGTCCCGTCGTCGGTGGTGGTGCCGACTACTAGATTTCCGGTCCCGGTAAAGAACCGAAAATTGGTATTCTGCCCCAACACCCCCGCCGACGTGACGAAGGGGACGGAGCCGACGGTGGTCAGGGCAGACGCGCCGCCCGGAGCCCCGCCGCGCAACTCCCATCCATACGTCCCGACCCCAGTCGCCCCGCAGACGTAGAACGTGGTGCCGACATCCGCGCCGTCTTTCCGCGCCCACACGAGGCCCACGTTATTTTCGACGGTACACTGCGCCGCAACGGGCGCACCGGTTCCGCTGAGGATGCGCGAGGCCGCGCCGAACTGCCCGAAGGCAGGGAGGGAGAGGAGGAGGAGGCAGAGATATTTCATGGGAATCACGGTGTAATCATTGGGGCGGATGGGGCTAAACGTCCATCTGAATCACGGTCGCAGGTCCACTTGGATCATTAAACGTCCATCTGAATAACCGTCGCCGACACACTCCCGGCGCCAGCCGTCTGGTTGATCCGCACGGCGGTAACGGGCGCGGTGAACTCAACGATATCGCTGATAGTGGAGGCCGTCATCGAGGGGTGAGACTTCCAGTTGGCAGTCGCCGGCGAAAAATTCGGCGCGAACGGATCATCCGCAGTGAACTGCAAGGTGTAGGTCGCGCTTCCGGTGACGACGGTGTTCACGCTGACGTTGAAGCGACTGACGAAGTGGCACAGAGGGGCTACCGAAGAAGCGGATATGCCGCTCGTCGTGAGGGTCATGGGGTGAGCCATATAAATCTCCTGAAGTAGGGGCGCCCCGTGGAGCGCCCCGTTTTGCTAGAACGCCCCGGCGCTCATCGAGTACACCGTGGCCGCCTCAGCCCCAGCTGTTACGTTGGTCAGCTGGATGCGGAAGCGCCTCTGGTTGCTTTGCGCGATGGTCATCGTTCCGTTCAGGGTAAGACCGGTGTTGGTGGTCATCGTGATGGTTTCAGCGGCGCCAGCAATGTTCCGGATCTCCACGTCAAAACTCATATTGACGAAGGCACCGGGCAATGCTGCAACCAACTGCGCTGCCGTAGGGAAAAGATCAGACCGTGAAGCACCGTTCGTGTTGCGAATGATGAACCCGGTTTTGACCTGAGCGGGCGTATAGGTTACTGCGGCCGCCGTTGTTACCGTCGGCGGGGAGCTGAGGAAGTAGGGCACGCTCGTTGTGAGTGAGACTACGCCGGTTCCTGCGCTCGCAAGCGGAAGGCTGACGTTGTCGACGTTTTCCTGGAAGGCCGCGAGCCCGGTGGAAGATGCCACCGGGCCGGAAAAGGTTGAGCGTGCCATACTAGTTCACCCCGGGCGAGCCGAACATCCCCAGCGGGTCAGACCAGCCGACAGAGAAACGCATGCGGGACTTGTACCGCATGTTGCCAGTCTCCCAGTCGCCGTCGTCGGACAGCTTCGGCGGCACGCGCTCGAAGAACTTCAGGCCGTCGGTGACGTCGGTTTTGAGGAACCAGGCGTTCGTGTCGGTCAGGCGGTTGTTGATGACGTATCCACCCGGAAGGAACTGCGTCGTAACGATGGCATTCGCATCATTGTCCGAGGTCCCAACTCGCAGAGTGGACTTCATTAGCCGTTCCGCGGTCCAAGCGTAGTCAACCGGGATCACCAGCTTCGTCGGCTGGGACTGGATCAGCAGCCCGCACTCATCGGTCCACTTCGCAATCTGGATGCGAGCGGCGTCGAGCGAGGTTTCGTTCAGGTCGGCGCCGGTAGTCGGGCGGTTGGAGTTCGTGCCGCCGTTCACCAACGGGTGAGCCGTCGAGAACAGGACCACGCCGTCGCCACCGAGACCGGAGGTGAAGCCGTTGTTGAGGATGCCGGCCGCCACGATCTCCTGCGTGTGAACCATCGAGCGGGACAGCGCCTTGGTGTAGCGACCGGCCAACGGGATGTACAGGTTGTCCTCGATGGCCTCTTCCGTAATGGCGAAGCCGAGGGCGTAGGTGATGTGGGTGTACCGAGCGGTGAAGGCTTCCTGGGCCGAGGCGAAGGCTACCGGGCTTCCTTCGGCCTTGACCGCTGCCAGACCGAACAGCGAGATCTTCTGCTCTTCCTCGAAGCTGCGCTTGGAGGTCTGCCGCTCAAAGATCTCAGGCCACTGAAGCGGATACTGCTTGTAGGTATCTCCCCAGATTTTGTTGAGTCCGGGAAGTAGCTGTTTCTGTTGTTGTGCTCTTGTGATGACTGGCATTTAACTAGACCCCCAAAATGTTGCGGTAGGCGTGGACGTTCTGGTTCCAGATGCAGATTACCTCGGTAAACGCATCGCCGGCGGCGTTGCCCACGGTAGGGGCAATGTCAACGATACGAACGCCCAAGGTGTTCGTGGTTGCGATGGTCGTCCGATCCAACTGGACCCTGGACGTTCCGTTCAGAGTGTTACCGTTTGAAAAGTTCGTCAGCGCAGCGTTCTTGCCGATGTCGGTATAGACTACCGTTCCATTGGCCTGAATCCTGAACTGCACGTCGGGATTGTCAGCCACGAAAATCAGAATCGGGCCGTTCGCGCTGAAATTGGTGAATGCGTTCGCGGGAAGAAAGTTCGCATTCTGGAACTGACGGTTCCCATCGAAATACGAGCACCCCATAAAGATTCCAGTTGGCGTGTTGCTGTTTCGGGTCGTCGTGGGAGTGGCAGTCACCGGGGTGATTACTCCGGCCCCAACATTGACGATGTCGCCGTTGAAGAATCCAGTTGTTGAGTTCGCCGTTAGAACGAAGGAACGCAGGGCTCCCTGCGGACTTCCGCCCGCCAGGAAAACCGGTTCCAGCCCATACGGGGAGGAAATTGCAGACATGTGTTTCTCCTGAAGTGGTTGGAGGAGATCCGGCTATTCGCCGCTGCCGAAGTCCAGCTGCCGTCCATAGGACTGGGTCAGCGTGGGCTGCGAGATAGCGCCGTAGCGACGGTCTCCTGATTGTGAAGCGAGGTCGCTTCTGACTCCCGCCATCTCCGTCCGGTTCTTGCGGTCGTAGTAGGCCTGTCTGGCGTCGGCCATTTCCTTCGGCATCCGGCATAGCGTCAGGCCACCGTATTCGATCTGGCCTTTGCCCGAGTGCCCGAAGACTCGGCTCGTCACCTCCGGGTACTCCTCAGCCTTCACCGGAATCCACCCCTGCTGGAGCGAGTTGTTCATCCCGGTTACGTGCGTCTGGCCGGTAACGCTCGAAGCGCACCAGCGGTGTACCCAGCCTTCTCTTGGCGCAGGTTCCGGCAGCGATGCTGCGGGTTCCCAGGTCACAGGGCGCGAGCTTGCCTCGCGAGTTTCATCGGCGCGTGTGCGACGTGGTGCTTCCATTATTGGGCTCCTTTCTGTAGGTATTCCGCGTATTCCTTGTAGGGAATACCGAGTCCATCAGCAACCGCCGCTTCCGCGGCAGTCAACCGTATCACACGCTTGCCGGATGCGGCGGTGTTTACGCGAGAAGCGCCGGTAACCGCGGATACCGTTCGACTGGGTGCGGATGGAGAAACCACATCCGGGAATCTGCGACGAAGTTCTTCGTCGATTAAATCATAACACTTCCGCGACTGCGTATCGTGGCCCTGCATTGCCAGCAACTTCTGGTAGTTGTTGGCATGCTGGTAAGCGGCCGCCGCTTCCGGGCTGTTGTTGACCTTCTGGAGCCAGCCGGTATTGCGCTGTGCCCAGTTGACCGTCTCGTGGTCGAGTTCTTCCTGAACCGGAGCCGGGGGAGGTGGCGGAGCTTCGGCAACAATAGGGACTTCGACCTGCTGGAGCGTAGCCGGGTTCCAGTTCTGGACCGTTGCCTTGGCGGCGGCGATCTCGGCCATCTCCTGGATGAGTTGCGCTTCCTTGTCGCTATCGCCGGTTTCTTTGGCTTTCGCGATTTCGTAGCGCAGCTGCGCGGAGCGGGCATCGCGGGAGCCGAGGGCCTCCTGCTTGAATCCAACCTGGAGTTCGTTCACCCGCGCAGCCAGCTGATTCTGGTGGGCGATTGCCATCTGCGCCAGCTTCATCGCCGCCAGGTGCTTCTGCTCGGCTTCGTGCGCTCGGCGCTCGGCTTCCTTCTTTTCGTAGGTGATCCGCGCAATGCGCTTTTGCACGCGAGGACCGACCTGCGACTCTTCTTCCGCCGTGAGTTCCGGCGCCTTGTTCTCGCTCCGTCGCTCCGGCTGTTTCAGTTCCTCCGGTGTTTCGTCTACGATCTCGATTTCTACTTGATCGGAATCCGGCTGCTGGTCGAGTTCGACTTCGATATCTTCAGGCATTATTCACCCCTCCGGATCATGTCGGGATCGATCACGATGCCCTCGATGGCGTCGTCTACGATCATGCGATATTCTCTGTCGGACCCCTTGACGTTGACCTTCGTGCTGCCGGAATACGGTCGCACAAGGACGGTGTCACCTACCGCACACCGGGGAGTTCCCCTGCGGCGCGGAGGATTCGATTGGAGGTCCATGAAGCAATCCGGCCCCAAGGCCAAAACCTTCACCATGGGTGACGCCTGGTCTTCTTTCGAGGCCCTCTCTTCCGGAATGGCAATGCCGCGGATCTCTCGCGGCGCCTTCACGACTTCAACGAGTATGTGGTAGCTGGTTGGTTTGATGATCTCTTCGATTGGTTTCATTCTTCTTGTTGGGTGCTCTTCGCGAAGTCGCGAAGGATGTTGATTGTGCGCCGGCAGGATTCAATCTGGCCGACGATATAGCGATACTCGTCATAGGACTTGGCTTGCCCTTTGGCGAGACCATCGGAAAGCTGCGAAATTTGCGTTTCGAGAATTTTTTGAAGAGACAGTTCCTGCGTCATAGCATCTGGTCGATTCGCGCCAAGATCTCAGCAACCTGGGCCTTCAGCTTCTCCACCTCAGCACGTTGCGCCGGGGCATTCAGCTTCGCTTCAGCGAGGAACAACTGGTTTCGGTCGATGGACCCTTCCTGTTGCATCCGCTCCTGCGACCGGATCCGCTCCATCTCGATGACGTTGCGGGCCTGTGCCGCCTGTGCGGTCTGCTGAATCTTCGCCGCTTCGGTCTGCGCCTTCAGCTGTAGCTTGGCCTGCTCCAGTTGCAGTTCGGCTTGCTGGAGTTGCAGGACCGGGTCCTGCGCCTTGGCCTGCGCTTCCTGCTGCTGTGCCTGTTGCTGGTTCTTCCGAAGCAACTGCTGACCGGCCTGCGCCACCAGAACACTGAGCTGCGACTCAATGTCGCCAGGGAGTTGCTGGTCGAGGCCGGGGAGCGGGACTCCGAGTTCTCGCTCGATGTTTGCCCGATACTGATAGGCGAAGTGCTCGGCGATGTGGGCCTGCGCTGCGGCAAACAGAGCCTGGGCCTGGGGGTTCTGCCCAATTGCAGCGGCAGTAGCCGGATCCTGGACGAACGCAACGTGCGTGGCGATATGGGCTGGATGATCTTGCCACTCCAACGCCTTCACTGGCTTACCCGTGATGATTGCCATGTTCTCAGCGACCGGATCCATCGGCTTAACATCCGTCTTGTCCGGGACTATGAGATTGACGTCCTTGATTCCGGCGATGGTCAGCATCTGCCGGTGGAGTTCGGCGAGATCGTAAAGTTGCGGCGCCTGTTGGGCCAGTTGGATCGCGACCTGGTAGAGCGTAATCCGCTGCGACAGCGTTGCTGCGTTCGGATCGCTGACCGGGATGATGTCGATGCGATTGTCAAAATCGGATTTCCTAATACTACGGCTTCCGCCCTCGACATCGTATTCGTACTCATCCGGGGTGAAGTCGCGCATCACCCGCGCCAAGATGCGGAGTTCGTCATGCAGCGAGGCGTGGAGTCGCGCCTGCACCGCCGACATCACCTTCATCTCGCGCTCCATCAGGGCGAGGACACTGCCCACCGGTGCGTTCGCGCTGGCGTCTCCCACCTGGATGTCGGAGATCGAGGCGAGGCGTCGACCGTTCTCCTCGATGCGCGTTAACAGCGTCAGCAGAGCACCGGACGGTTCCTTGTACGGCAGAGGGAAGAATACGTCCCGCAGGTTCCCGACCGAAAGATCCACGTCCCGCCATTCGCCGGGCGAGATCGGGTCGTTCATGTCAGCGACACGCGCATCGCGCGTCTTGAAGCCGCCTGGAAGATTCGCGAGTGTGCCGGCGTCGATCAGCTGGCGCTCGATGCTGGTAGCTGCCTTCGCGCTCCCGCCGATCAGGTGAAGGACGCCGTATCCGTAGGGGCCCTCCGCCGGGATGTAGGAGTAAGCGGCATACCACAGCAGCTTCTGCTTGTTCGGGTCGCCCTCGCGCCAGTTGCGCCGAATGGCAACGATAACGCCGGCGCGGTCGAACGTCACAACGTAGGGAATCGGGAGGCCGTTCGGGTGAGACTCCGGGTCGTCCTCGATATGCAGCAGCGTATGGCACTCGTAGAACGTCCCCGGATCGCCGTCCAGCGAGGAGGCCGTGCGTTCCGTTGCCTCGTCGATGGCTTCCTGGAGTTCGGAAACATCCGGCGTTTTGTCCACAGCCACATCGCGCCAATCCCCGTTCACCTGGAGGCGCTTCACATCGGACGGGAACAGGTGCATGACCTCGGTGTACCGCGGCGCCGTCTGGAGCGAGGACGCCCCGTAGGGGATGATCATGTCCTGGGCGCGGATGTACTGAGCCGTGGGGCGTTCCAAGCGAGCATCAGGGTACACCTTGCGGAATGCACTGCCGATGAACGCGAGGCCGAACAGCAGCTTTTCCGTCTCCGGTCGATAGTCCGGGATCTCTTCGGTGAGCGCGTAGTTCATGCGCGACCGGACACGCTCGGCCTGTTCGATCCGTTCTTTCGTGATGCGGCCAACGATCTTCGCTTTTACCGGGCCATCCGGCGGGAAGATCTCCATGATGGCGTTAGACTGGAACCGCACCACCGCTTCGGTGATCATCGTTGACACGATGCCGCACGCGCCGGCCCACGGCTCAGTTCGCTCTTCCGGCTTAAACCCGAGCAGCTTGAGTCCGTCCCGGAACCCGTCCATCCAGTCTTCGCGAGACGCTTCGTCTTCGTGGATCTGCTCAAGCAGGTCGCGGCCAATGGCGTTCAGCGTCTCATCCGGCAAATACTCGGCAAGGTTCGCATCGAAGCCGACCATGTCAAGCGTGGGATTCCCGGGAGCTTCTTCGATGGTGATCTCGATACTGCCATCGGGAAGTTCGACCTCGGTCGAGACGTTGAGCGGTGAAACCTCAACCGTCTGCTCAATCTGAATTTCCGGTTCACCTGGATTCACTCGCTCGATCATTTGTTCAGATTATAGCAGTATAAGAATCAGTAATATGATCGCCTGATTTTGGGAGCCCGCTCTTCCTCTTCGTAGTCATCGTGCAGCGGCATGAACCGACCGGACCGATACCGCATGAGCGCCATGATCACGGTGTCCACGTAGTCGTCGTGATCGGCCCGCGGGAACAGCGCCACTTCTTCGAGAACGGCGTCAGCCCAGTCGCGAGGCGGGTACCAGACAAAGCCCTGCTCAAAGATCGGGCTTACCGAATTGAGCCGCATCGTCTTATCGCCGGTCTGCCAAGTCGGAGTGTACGCCTGGATCGACAGCCCCATCTGGCGAAGTTCCTGGATTAGGGGCATGCCTGTCGCCTTGGCTTCGATGATGCAGGCGTCAGGCTTCCATTGGCGGTATTTCTCATGGGCCTTTTTCTTGAGCGCCGGGAAGTCAACTTGTCCCCGCCAAGCGTCAAGCAGGATGATGCCGGCGTTGCGGCCGCCGTTCTCCTTTGGCATATCGAATACACCCCAGGTGGTGACCGCGGAGTAGTCTGAGAGCGTCTTGGCGCTGAACGCCGTGTCCCAAGTCTGGATGATGTAGGTGCAGATCGGAGGCTTGGCGTCGAAATCGATTTCCCCGTTTTCGTCCATCCCCCAGCAGCGCCACTGATCCCGCGGGACGATGCTGCTCGTCTCGAGAATCGGGTTCTGCATATACTGCGCGTTCCAGCGCCACTTCACCATCGTGTGCTTGATCTTGAGCAGTTCCTCGACCTTCCAAAACTCCGGCCACAGCGACTTCCACACGGGCTCGTTGTTCTCATCGATCTTCGGATTTCCGTATTCGTCCTCGTCGATCAGCAGCGCGGGGAACTCAATGATCTCGTACTTCTCCGCATTGGGGTCGTTCTTCATCCGCTCAACGATCCGGCCAGTCATGTCGAACGGCGCCCATCGCTGCATGACCACCACGATGGATCCTCCCGGCTGGAGTCGGGCCCGCGCCTGGTTGAACCAGTTCCAGACCTGCTCGAAGTCTTCCTTCGTGGGCATGACGTTCGACTTTTCACTGCCAATCGCCGACTGTTCGCCGTGCGGGTCGTCAACGATCAGGACATCAGCGCCGAACCCAACGGCGGTCGCCGTGGTCGAGGTACCAAGGTAGTAGCCGCCTTGGCGCGTCTTGAACTTCGTCTTGGCTTTTGTGTCAGTGGAGAGCTTGAAGTCCGGAAACACGTCCGCGTATTCCGGACGGGCAATGGTGTCCTTTACAGCCTGACCGAACTTCTCAACCAGCTGCATCGTACAAGATGCCTGGATGATCTGCTTGGTGGGGTTTTTCCCGAGATACCACGCTGGAAAGCGCACCGAGATCTGCTCGGACTTGCCGTGCCGGGGCGCGATGTTGATCACCACCCGGACCGGTTCACCGCGGTCAATGCGGTGGAATACATCGGCCAGCTTGCGAAGGTGAGGCCCGTCGATGTAGCCGGGGTAGACGTGCTTGACGAAAGCGTTGAAATCAACGATGCACTGGTCCCGCCGGTAGAGGGTGCGGAAGTTCTCCAGCTGCTGAAGAACCTCTCCACGCTTCTCCTCCGGCAAGGCGCGGAAGCGGGCGCTCAGTTCGCCGGCAGGGTTGCGGATCGCAGCATTCAGCCTTGCGATCATGCTGCGGACATTTTCCAGTCGCTTCTGCGCCTGCGCGTGCAGCGACAGTTCTGGCTCTTTCTTCTTGCGCTTCATTAAATCGGATTAATATACTTGCGGTACTTCATTCAGTATGAGACGATCTAACCATGAAGGACGGAATGATTAAACTGCAAGCGCCCATACCGGAGGCCCTGCAACACCAGCTTCGCATAGAAGCCGCAAAGCGCGGTATCCCGTTTTGGGAACTGATTCGCAGGATCCTGTGGAACTGGGAGAAGGCCATATGACGGAGTTGATCCTCAGCGTTATCAGCATCGCAGTCGGATGCGGCGTGATGGCGTATGCTGCGGCAGAGACCCACAGCATATTGCAGGGGCTGGCCGGCGCCTTCTTGGCGGCTGCCGGTTGCGTGCTCGCAGGGAAAGCGAATGAATAGCCTTTCCGATATTGAGTGCGAGGAAACTCGCCGAACGATCCGTCGCGTGCTCCTGGACATGGAGCGCAAGAAGCACCAGAAGATTGTGTGCTCTCTCATCGGAATCATCCTGATTCAGTCAGCGGTTATCCTGATCCTCGCATTGCAGTAACGCGAGGTGGCCGGCCAGATCTCAAACGGGTATACCCGGAGGAGAGGCGGCGTGGATTCCGCTGGCCGGCTTCTTGGCGTCACTGCCAGCCGTCCTATGGACGGTATCAAAAAAATAAGGAGGATCCGGACGAAAAAACACGACTAGAACGATTGGCCGACCCGACTACCGAGCCCCCGGTCCCACGGCTGGGGGCAAATGAAGAGAGGAGATTATGGACAGAAAAGGATTCATCGGTGGCTCCGACCTGGGCCACATCGTCAACGCCCCGCCCTACGGCTGCGCCCGCAAGCTCTGGTACCAAAAACGCGGAATCCAGCCGGACTACCAGGTGGAGTTTCGCGGCCATCTAATTCGCGGCACCAAACTCGAACCACTCATCGTCGAGGAGTACCAGGAGCGCACGGGCCGAAAGGTGCGGCGCACTGGCTCACGCTTCGGCGAGGAGGACTGGCAGGCCGGGGCGATGGACCGGATGATTATCGGCGACGAGCGCGGGCCGGGCGTCCTCGAATGCAAAACCGCAAATGAGCGGGCGTTCCGGTCGTTTATGCGGGAAGGGCTACCGCTCGGCTACCAGCTTCAGATCCAATGGTATATGGGTCTGGCTGGCTACAAGTGGGGCGCGTTTGCGGTGTTGGAGCCGTCAAACTGGCGCTTCGAGACTTTCGAGGTGTCGTTCGATTCGGCGGCCTACGAATTAGTCCGCGAGATGGCAACGCAGTTCTGGGCCATGGTCGGCGGCTGCGGGGAACCGGATCGCCTACCGGTATCAGACAAGCGGTGCGGCAAGTGCGAGTACCGGCATAGCTGTCAAGGCGCCGCCTTATTGGAACGCGTTGACGTGGACGAGGACGCCGAGACCATCGCGGGCCTTGGTAGCATTGCCGCCGAGTATCTGGCCCTTCGCGACGTTCGTGACGAGGCGGAAGAGGCCATGGAGGCATTGAAGGCCGACGCGGCCGCCATGATCGGAGACGCGCCAGGCGGGGTGGCTCCGGGTTACCGGATCAGCTACAAGCCGCAAATTTCGCAGCGGGTGGATACCGCTGCGCTCAAGAAGTTTTACCCGGACATCTACGCGAAGGTGATCAAGCCCAGCGTCAGCCGTCCGTTCCGCGTGTTCCCGGCGTGACGGGGAAGAGGAGAACATGAGCACACTCACAGAACAGATCCAGGCGGCGCAACCCGCTGCCGCGCCAGAGCAGACGAAGCGGTCGCTTTTGGATGACATCACCGACGCGACCCTGAAGAGCCGCGCCGACCAACTCCGCATCGATGCCTTTGAGGCCGGGCGGCGGGCGCAGGCGCTGGGCATTCCTGCGCCGCAGATCGAGCTGAAGTATATGTATGGGCGGGACTACGGATTCAACGAGGCGCAGTCGCTTCAGTTCATCCACCTAATTCCGCAGGGCGGGATGCTAATTCCGGCCCTGCATTACAAGGGCCGCGCGGTCCTGCTGCGGCGCGGTGGCTACAACTGGAAGGTGGTCGAGCACACGGAGAAGGCGAGCGAGTACGCCTTCTATTTCATGGGCGAGCCCATGACCGACGAGGCCGGCAAGCCGCTGCGGATCCGGTACACGCTCGACGACGCCACGCGCAGCGGGCTGGTGGCGCGGTCGCGCGGCAAGGATAACAAACCCGGCACCTACGACCAGTTCGGGCACGAGATGCTGTTTGCGCGGATGCTGTCACGGTTCCACGCCTTCCACGCGTCCGAGGTCGCGGGCGGCGCAGCGGTCGATACCAGCGACTCGCTGATTCAGTCGGTGGTCGAGGAGACCGAATCCCGCATGGGAGCCGCCACCGTCTTGGCTGACAAGTTGGCCGAAATCAAGGGGGCCGCTGAATGATCGCACGATCTCTGAAAGATAAAGAATGGTACGACATCCGCATCGTTGGACTGCGGAAGGTCGAAGTCGGTCACAACGCGAGCCCAGCGATCGAGGTCGTCGTGCGGTTTGCCGACGACTCGCAGAGCAGCACGAATCTGTTCCTGACGCCGAAGGCAATTGCAGGCACGCGCAAGCGGCTCCAGGCCATCGGCGCGACCGATAGCGACCTCGCTGGCGACGACTGGCTACGGAAGCTGAATCTGCGACTGGCGGACGCGCAGGCATCAGTCGTGGCGAACGCCGACGAGTACGGCGTTAAGCTGAACGGCCCGTTCCCGCGCGGCGGTGGTTCGGCGGCGCGGGAAGTCGAGGCAGGGCCTTCGCCGTTCGCGGCGATTGGCGACCAGGACGTGCCGTTTTAGGCACCCAGCCGGGGCGGGAAGCCGCCCCGTATCCAAGGAGGAAACATGGAAATCATCGGAGCGATTGCGGTCCTCGCCGTCTGCGCGTTGGCTCTTGCACTGCACCAGCACGGCCGGGCAAGCATCTGGCTAGTGATCGCCACACGCGCGAAGGCAAACTACGAAGCGGCGCTGCTGCGGGAGCGGCGCACGGCAGAACTGAAGGCGGAATGGGAGGTGGCGCGGTGAAGCCAGGGGACATTGCGATTGAGGCCGTGGGGTTTGCAATCCGCATGTGGCTGGCCGTGTTTGTTTTTTGCCAGATTGACTTGGTTAATGGCCGGCCATACGAGCAAGCGATGGGCGCCGGCATGATCTTTCTGTTGATGAACTCGGATAGAGGGGGCAAGGCATGACCATCGACGACTGGAGAGCACGATATGACCAACTGAACGCCGAAACCGACCGGCTGCGGGCCGAGGTCGAGCGGCTGCGGGAGGACGCGGCGAGGAATAGGTGGTGCGAAGAGAAGAAGGCCACCGTATCGTACAACGGCATCACGCAGAAGTGGACGGTTATCGCTGATGAGCCGATGCCGTGGCGTCGCCGCTACTTTGACTCGCCCGACCGCAACGCCGCCATCGATGCGGCGCGGGGGGTGAAATGATGCACATAGCACTGAGCGCCGCGCTGTTTGAGATTGAGCAGCTTCGGGCCGAGCGGGATGCGGCGCAGGCCGAGGCGGCGCGGGCGGTGGAGGCGCTGCGGCGGTGCCACGAAGGCGCCGCGCGGCAACTGGCACAGCCCCGAGATAACGACAACGACCAGTACGCGCTGACGGCTATCGCGACCGATTGCGAGGCGGTCTTGGCGACTCAGGGTTCCGCCCTCTACTGGCTCACCCAGCAGCGCCGGGAGGCGGCGGTGGAGGCACTGGAGAAGCTGGTAACAGATCTTCGGCAGGATCCGTGGGGAACAACACTGCATGATATCGATTCGTTGCGGAACATTCTTCGCACCCGCGCCGCCGCGCTTCGGGCTGGGGAGGTGCCGAATGAGTAACCACGCGGAGCGGCTGCGGGAGATGGCGGCGGGGTGGCAGCAATCTGCTCGTTACGAGGAGCAGCTTAATGCGGGTCTGAGCCTACACAGCGGCGCGATGATAAGCATGAAGCAAAACATCGCCCACTATCGAGCCCATGCCGCCGCCCTCCTCGCCGGAGCGGAGGCGCTGGAGCGGCTGGAGGCGATGGAATCAGCGAGTTCGACCATGTCACCGAAGTCGGCTTCGGTGAGTGAGGAGGGGAAATGACGAACGAACAGAAGGCCGCAAGGCTAGAGGAGATGGCGGCGAACCGTGAAGCCGACTCCCGAGGCCTGCACGACCTGCACGACCTAGCTGAGAAACTGGGGCTGTCTGAGCTACAGAAGCAAAAGGCGGTCACCATGGCCATGGCTGACGCCGACGCCGCCATCCTCCGCGAGGCGGCGGCTGTGATGCGGGAGCGGGGAACGGTGCAGTGGGACACGGAAGGCGGCGCTGCCAAGAACGGGCTATACCTCTGGGCTGGCCCAGTCCGCAATGGGTTTGCCTCGTTGGTGCTAAAAGGCAAGAAGCGACTCCATATGGACTGGCACCCCACCCTCAAAGCCGCCCAGATCGCCGCCGTGGCGTGGGTGGATGAGCAGGAGGGGACCCATGTCTGATCACGAACTTGACGACAGCACACGGCGATGGGCCGTTGGGATCAGTGATCGACTTGGCCTTTGCCCATGCGGAACAGGAAAGGAATGGTCGGTAGTTCACGCCATTCTTCTCCGCGCAAAAAATCGCAATGCGTCGTTTTACAACGAAATGGCCGGAGTGCCTGGAGAATGGGTCGAGTTCGCGGCAAAAGTGCTGGACAAAGCAGATTTGCTGGAGCACGGCGGGTCTATCGCGTGGGCTTGGCTGACCGGGGACGGCGAGAGGCTGCTCGAATACCTCGACGCCAACAACGGCGAGTGGGTGGATTGTGACCAACTTTATCTGAAGCCGGGGGAGCGCGATGTCTGACGACAGCATACTCACGCTTCGCAAACCGGGCGAGGGAATGTGGCGCTTGGCCGCAACTGGCTGGCTGCTAGTCGGCGTAACCGTGCCGCCGGAGCCGGACGCGCCTGAAGTGGACAGTCGGTGCGGTCGGTGTGAAAGCGCCTTGGCCCGTGCGGCTCTGACGCGGCCCTTCGTTTTGAAGGGGGTTCACTGCGGCCATTGTGGCCGGGTGAGTCGGGTGAAGTGGGCGGATGAGTGGGAGGGGGGTATATGAAAGCGACAAAGGTTGGCATCCGCGTAACGTGCGGCATCTGCGGGAGAACGAAGCAACCGCACGGACGAAGCGCTCCCATGGCGTCTAGTTATTGCGACGGCGATTGCGAGGGCTATAACGAAAATCCGAGGCCGGGATGCCTCTGGCCGGGGGAGACGGATGAGGACTTCGGGTTCCCGTGTTGCGACGCAGCGACTCGTCCGGTAGGCCAATGCGGATAAGTGACGACCGCCACACCGCCGCCGACCGCGACGATCTTGCGCGGGAGCAGCGGGAACAGAGACGGATGAGACAGGAGTATTTGGAGGATGAGCGAGACACATATGGAACAACAGAAGATTGAGTTAGACGCGCTGGAGGCGGCGCTGGCGAAGGCTACGCCGGGCGAGTGGACCTTGGAGATGGACGGCCCAACCAACGACGATTCGCCGTGCGACGTGATTATCCCGGAGATCAACCGGATACTGCACAGCACGGAGTGGGCCGACCCTGAGGACTTCGAGCAGGACGTAGCCAATGCTGAGTCCATCGTTGCCGCCCATAACGCCCTCCCCGTCCTCATCGCCGAGTTGCGGGAGTTGCGGGCCTACCGCGCTCAGACTGAGGCCATATTTGCCCCGGAGGCTCAGTGAGACCGCCCGACCAGGCGCGGTGGAATCCGCGACCGGGGGACGTGGCGCGGAACGGGAAGGCCGAGCGGACGGTTGTGGACCGATGGCTCCAGTCGGTGACGTATCGTTGCCCGATGACTGGCCGGCTGGCGACCTGCACGCTGCGGGCTTGGATTGATTGGGTCGAGGAGGTGGTTCATGTCGAGCAGTAAGGGCCAGCGCGTGATCCGGCGCGGGGAGAGCGCATGAAGACGGCGATTGAAATCGCGCATTTGCTTTGTCTTTCTGCGGTGGTAATGCTTTTGGGGCGATACGTGTTGTCGTCTGAGCACGGGCTGGCAGTCAAGATACTGGCGGTGATATGCGTCGCCTGGGTGGCCGCGGCGGGCGCGGTAGTCGGCATATGGATCAAGAACACCTTCTAGCTCACGCCCGCACCGAGCAACTGCGCTGCGCGGAACAATTTGCGGACCCCGGCGCACGCTTGGGACTGCATGACTGGTTCGCAGAGGAATATCTGATGGAGGAAGAGATGAGGAAAACGAAACCGCCGCTGACCTTGGAGCAGCAGCGGGCATTGGTAGGCACGCGGCGCACGGCCACGCTGGCTGCGCTGTCGCTGATTCACCCGGCGTCGACGCCGAAGGACCTGCACGAGCGGATCCGGGCAGCGGAGGTGGAGTGCGGGTTGTGGGTGGATGCGGTGGAGAGGCTGAGGAAGATGGAGGCGAAGAATGATTGAGATTAAAAACACAAACGGCGTTGTCCTTCGGACGGTGGACGCCGATACGCTACGCGAGGCGGACTTGTCCGGGGCGGACATGTCCTGGGCGAAACTGAGCGGGGCGGACTTGTCCGGGGCGGACTTGTCCGGGGCGAAACTGAGCGGGGCGGACTTGTCCGGGGCGGACTTGTCCGGGGCGAAACTGATCGAGGCGGACTTGTCCGGGGCGGACATGTCCTGGGCGAAACTGAGCGGGGCGGACTTGTCCGGGGCGGACTTGTCCGGGGCGAAACTGAGCGGGGCGGACTTGTCCGGGGCGGACTTGTCCGGGGCGAAACTGAGCGGTGCGAAACTCGCTGCGAAGCAGTACATCTGCCAGATCCACGCCAGCCGCCACGCCATCGTAGCGATCGACGACGATGTGCGGATCGGATGTGAGCGGAAGCCACTGGCCAAATGGCTGGAGACGTTTGATGCCGTGGGGCGGGAGAACAAATACTCAGAGGCCGAAATCGCTGAGTACGGGGGCTGGCTCAGGCAGATTGCGGCGGTGCTGGCAGCGCGGCGGGGGGAGGTGGCCGGATGACCCTCCCCCAACTCCACATCGAAGCCGCCCTGGCCTCGCCCGCCGTGAAGGCCGAGATTATCGACCTCGTCTACCGGAACGTGGCGGACTGGGCGTGGCCGGCGGCGTACACGAAGCTGGCGACGCCGGAGGAATGGCGGAAGGCGGTGAAGGGATGACCCCCGCTGAGAAAGCCGCGCTGCTCGACCAGTACGCCGGGCCCGTCGCCGCCGAAGCCGCCGCCCACTTCCGCGCCCTTATCCCCGACGAGAACGGCCTGCTGCCGTGTCCCATGTGCGGGCCGGGGACGCCGATAAAAGTGCTCGAGCAGAAATACCGGGGCATGGTCTGGAGGCGCATCCAGTGCCGTGAGTGCGCTCTGTACACGCCCATGAGGCGCACGGAGATCGAGGCGCGGCTGGCCTGGAACCGCCGGGGAGGGGTGGCGCATGAATGAGTACACGATTGTGGTGCCAATGGACCACTGGAAGGCCCTCGAGGTGGTTGCGGACGCGATCAACGACCCGGACTCGCTGCACGACATGGTCTACGCGGCCTTCCGGGGGAAGGTTCCAGACTGGGCCGAGCATGGGTGGGAGTTGCGGGCGGTGGCGGGGGTGAACAAGATTACTGTGACGGCAAGGAGGAAAACATGATCCATTACCACGGAGGGCCGATTACGCCGCGCTCGGTCGCAATCCAAGCGTACGCAAGACGCCACGCTTGTGTATCGTTCGCCAATCCAGAACAGATCGAACTTGCAGCGGAAATCTGCCAGTCTTTCATTGTCGACAACGGAGCGTTCCCCCTTTTTACGGCAGGCAGGGGCGACGTTGACGTTCCGGCCTACTCGGATTTTGTGGCTTCTTGGGTACTGCATCCAGGCTTCGATTGGTGCCTCATTCCCGACAAGATCGACGGCGACGCCAAGCAGAACGACGTCCTGATCGAGCAGTGGACGTTTCCACGGCACATATCCGTCCCCGTGTATCATATGCACGAGCCGCTGGAGCGGTTGGCTGGGCTGGTGAAAGGCTGGCCGCGCGTTGCCCTCGGAAGCAGTGGCGAGTTCTGGGAGATCGGCTCAGTCAGATGGTGGGGCCGAATGCACGAAGTCATGATGACTGCGTGCAATGACCAGGGAATGCCGCTTTGCAGGCTGCACGGGCTGCGGATGTTGGACCCCACCATCTTTAGCCACCTGCCGCTATCGAGCGCCGATTCTACGAACGTGGCGCGAAACGTTGGACTGGATGTTCGATGGAGCGGGCCGTATCAACCTAAGAGCAAGGAGACGCGGGCGCTGATTTTAATTGACCGTATCGAAGCGCACGCAAGCGCGACAACGTATAGAGGCACAATGGGGACGCAAATGAATTGGGGGCTTTTCGGATGACAGTCGAGGAACAGTGGAACCTGATTGCCGCATTCGTCGAGCCTGAGCATCGAAGAGTGGCGCAGGCCGCGTACTTCGCCGGATACGCAGCGGCGTTAGGCGATCAGGATCGGTTTGAGGAGGCTCGGGCGGTAAGGGATCAGTTACTGGAGATTAAATGTGGCTGAGAATACCTACGACAATACCTACATCTCACTCTTCTCCGGCTACGGAGGACTCGACCTCGCCGTCCGATGCGCTTTGCCAGAGGCTCGCTGCATCTGTTTCGTGGAGAGGGAAGCTCCTGCGGCCGCAATCCTGGCGGCTCGCATGGAGGACGGAGGGCTGGAGGAATCGCCTATCTGGTCTGACATTACCACCTTCCCAAGCAAACTCTTCCGTGGCCGCGTGGCTGGACTCGTTGGTGGGTTTCCCTGCCAGGACCTCAGCGTTGCAGGGCGACAGGCCGGAATCGAGGGAGAGCGGAGCGGACTGTTTTTTGAGATCGTTCGACTCGTTCGCGAGCTGGAGTCCGTCGAGTGGCTGTTTCTTGAGAACGTCCCGCCAGTTCTCAATTTTCCAGCAGGAACAACCCTTCTTGGAGAGCTTGCCAAAATCGGGTTCGATGCGGAATGGGGAACTTTACGAGCGTCCGATGTTGGCGGATCGCACCGGCGAGAGCGGGCGTTTGTGTTGGCCTACCGCAGTGGTTACCGATTGCAATGGAGCGCGGAACAAGACGAGCGGCAGGTCTATGGCGTCGCAGCATCACAGCGGAACGACATTGAACGATGCGATTATCAACTGGCCTTCCCCTCGCTCCGAGGACTCGGAAAGCTGTGGGAATCATCCGGGGGCGGTGGATTCGTTGACGGGGGCGGCGCGGATGTGGCCCAACTACCAAAAGCCGCTGCCTTATTTCCGGCCAAAGCCCGTCTATCAAACGCGCCTACCCAACGAGACATCGAGCGAATACTGGGAACGCATGACGGATTACGAGACCGAGAACGGCATCAACCCGGCGGAGGGCGGGATGCACTGTCCTACGCCAGCCGCCCGCGATTACCGGAGCCCGAATGCTGCGAGCCACATGGATCGCTCGACGGGGGCGAAGCATCTGGATCAACTTCCGAATTTCATCGAGCACTGTTTCCTCCCGGACCCGCCGACCTCGACGCATGGCGGCAAGTCCCTGTGTGGCTCCACCCGGCGGTTGAACCCGGACTTCGTCGACTGGCTGATGGGACTGCCGCCAGGATGGACCGACTACGCGCCGCTGGAAACGGCGTCGTACCTCTCCAAGGTGCGGTCGCTCTTGCGCTCCTTCTTGGGAGGGCACGCTAAATGACCCGCACCTGCCGGCACTGCGACCAGCCAGCGGTCAGCTACAGCAACACTCCGCTCTGCCGCGCCCACTACAACCAGCGCCGGCGCAAGGGCCGCCCGCGCCAGCCGCGCCAGCCTTCGGCGGTCTGCCGGGAGTGCGGAGCGCCGCGCAAGCAGGGCGTGAGCATCGCGCGCTGCGAGGAGCATTATCGGATCTACGCGCGGAAACAGGTCCGTCGCAGCCGGGGCATGGACCCGGACGCGCCGGTCAAGGTGGTGGACACCTCGAAATGCCGCCTATGCGACGAGCCGCGCCTGCCCTACGGGGTCATGTGCCGCCAGTGCCTCCGCAACTACGAGGCCGAGCGGCGGCGGAAGGCGGGGGCGAAGCCACGGTCTACGGTTTGCGAGTCGCCGGGATGCGGCCAGCCGAAGGCCACGCCGCATGGGAAGTTTTGTCGGACCTGCTACGACCAACGGCAGGAGGCGAAGGTCAAGGCGAGCAGCCGCGCGAAGATGACGACGGCGGCGAAGGCGACAGAGAAGCAGATCCCGCGCCGCTGGAACACGGCCTTACCGGGGCGTGGCGTGGCCGAGCCGGTCGTCGGGGCGGAGGTGTTTGCCAAGCCTGAGCCGATCCAGCCGACGCGGCCCGTGACGCGGATTCGGGCGGCGGATGCGGACGAGCGGGAGGCGCGGGAGCGGGAGTGGGCGGAGTGGTTGAGTAGGAGGAGGAGGGATGCGTAAGGTGACCGAAAACGACGTAGAAGCCGACATTCTACGGTTCCTCGTTCGCAACAATTGGATCGTGCGGCGCCAGCACAGTGGCATCTTCCGCACCCAGGCCGGCCATCCGATCCGTCTGGGCGAGCCGGGGATGTGCGACTGGTCGGCGATGCGGCCCACCGGCGGCCGCGTGGTGCAGTATCTGGAGGTCGAGGCCAAGGCGCCGGGGAAGAAGCCTGACCCGAAGCAGCGGGAGTACATGGCGAAGCGGAAGCACCAAGGCATCCTGTGCTGCTGGGCGGATTCGGGGGCGGCATTCGAGACGTGGTACTACGGGGAGGGATTTGAGTGACCGACAGTATCCGAGATCACCAGAAGTCGATGGAGGATCGAGCCGCCCTGGTCCGCTGCTCTTTGCGCCACCAGACCCTCCGCCCCTACCAATCCCAGGCCATCGCCGAGGCCCGTGACGCCCTGCGCGTTCATCACCGCGTGCTGATCGTGGCGCCGACCGGCGCGGGGAAAACGACCATCGCCGCCGACATCATTCGGCGAGCCGTCGAGCGCGGTGGGGTCGTGTGGTTTCTTGCGCATCGCAAGGAACTCATCGACCAGGCCTCCGCCCGTCTCGACCAGTTCGGCATTGCCCACGGCGTCATCATGGCGCAGCACTGGCGCGATCGGCCGCACGAACGGGTCCAGGTGGCGTCTGTGCAGACGCTCGTGAACCGCGACGTGGATATCCGGCCTTCGCTCATCATCATCGACGAGGCACACCGCGCAACGGCCAACTCCTACCAGACCGTCATCGAGAACGCCGGCAAACCGCGCGTCATCGGCCTGACGGCTACGCCCATCCGCGGCGACGGCAAGGGGCTCGCGTCCATGTTCGACGCGATGGTCCAGTGCCCCACCATCGGGGAACTGATGCGCGATGGGTATCTCGTGCCGGATCGGGCCTTCGCGGGGAAGCGGGTGGACTTGGCCGGCGTCGAGGTGCGTGGCGCCGACTACGATCCCACGCAGCTAAATGACGCCATGAACAAGCCGCATTTAATCGGCGACGTGGTCAGCGAATGGCGTCGGCTGGCATCAGGGCGACCAACCATGGTGTTCGCCGCGGGCGTGAAACACTCGCGCACCATCGTTGAGGCGTTCCTGGCGGCGGGCATTGCCGCGGCACATCTCGACGGCGAGACGCCGAAGCAGGAGCGCGAGGCGATCCTGAAGCGCCTCGCGGATGGCCGTCTGACGGTCGTCAGCAACGCCATGGTGCTGACCGAGGGGGTAGACGTCCCCGTGGTGTCCTGCGTCGTCCTGGCGCGTCCGACGAAGTCAAAGGGCCTATACCTCCAAATGGCGGGACGCGGGCTGCGGACGGCGCCGGGGAAAACCGACTGTCTGATCCTCGACCACGGCAACTGCACCATGGAGCACGGCCTCGTGCGGCGCGACCAGAACTGGCAGTTGACGGAGGACGCACAGCGCCGGCGGGGAAAGCAGGTCAGCTACGCGGAGACGTTCAAGGTGTGCCCGGACTGCGGCGCCGTCCACGAGCTCCAGGACGAGGCGTGCGAGTGCGGGTATCGGTTCGCGGCGCGGGCCAAACAGAAGCCGCTAAAGGTCTACAATGGGGTGCTCGAGGAGGTCACCGAGCAGCGCGTGCGGGAGTACAGTGAGAGCCAGCGCAAGGCGAAGTATTTCCGGTTGCTGCATGAGCAGCACACGGGCACGAAGAAGGATGGGAGTCCGTTCTCGAAGGGGTATGCGTTTGTGAAGTACGAAGCGATGTTTAAGATCAGGCCGGAGAGCGGATGGCGGGAGGAGTGGAATCAGAAAAATCAGGATCTGATCGACTCTTATGCCCGCCAGTGGCGGATATGGAACGCGCAGTTTGAGCCGCAATCCTGCACCTGCCACATGGGTCACCCACCTTGCGGATGGTGTACTTCGCCGAATCGTACGGAACAGGACTTCACCCATGTCTAAACTCATCGACGCCGCCCTCCACTACGCCCGCCGGGGCTGGCCCGTCCATCCGCTCAAGCCTCTGTCGAAACTGCCCGCATCGAAGCACGGCTGCAACGATGCCACAACCGACGAGCAAATTATTCGCGCCTGGTGGGCCGAAAACCCGGACTACAACATCGGTCTCCGCACCGGTGTGCTGTGGTTCGTTCTCGACGTCGACTCGAAGCACCGGGACGCCGCCGAGTGGCTCGAATCGGTCAGCCTGCCGGAAACCATCACCGCCATCACCGGCACGAACGGCAGGCATTTCCTGTTTCGCTCGCCAGACTTCCCGGTGACCAACTCGACCTCGAAAATCGGCCCGCACATCGACATCCGCGGCGCCGGCGGCTACATCGTGGCCGCGCCGTCGATCCACCCGGAAACCCGGCAGGAATACGCCTGGGACTGCGTTGACGAATTCCCTACCGGACACCCAGCTGAGGCCCCGCAATGGCTTCTCGACCGGCTGATGCCGACCGGATCGCAGCGACTCGGCCCCGCGCCCAACATCATTCCGCACGGCGTCCAGCACACGACGCTGTTTAAGTACGCCTGCTCGATGCGGTCAAAATACGGCATGACTGAGGAGGAGATGCTACCAGCCGTCGTGGCGCTGTCCAAGCGTTGCGAGATCGTTCCGCCTGAGCGGAACATGGTCAAGCTGGTCGCCGACGTCTGCAACCGGTACCCGCCGGGGGTGTCGGCTGAATACGCGCAGCCGCAGGCCCAGACACCCCAAACCATCGAACCCGAATACGAATCAACCGATGTCGAGGTACCAGCGAAGCTCACCCCGAATGCCCACGCCGACCGGATCATGCAGCAGCACGCCTTCCTCAACCACAGCGGGGTGCTATACCAATACAACGGCACGCACTGGGCGCAGATCGACACTGGGACGCTGAAACATCTGGCGCTGCGAGCCGAGCCCAAACACTCCAATATGAAGCGCCGGTCGGAGATCGCCAACCGCATCGTGGACGAGTCGCGGAACGACAACGTGCGCTGGCGCAACCTGGAGAAGTACGAGATCCCTCTCCTCAACGGAGTAATCGACGTGCGGTCGATGGCTCTGCGGGCGCACCGCAGAACCGACTACCTTCAGTCGTGCGTCCCGCACGAATACGACTCGTCTAGCACTTGCCCCGTCTGGCAGGAGTGCATGGATACCTACTTCGGCGGCGACCCTGACCAGGACGCGAAGCAGGACGCGCTACAGGAGTTCTTTGGCTATTGCCTCATGCCCCACGCCACCTACAAAAAGGCCCTCCTCTGCAAGGGCGAATCCGACTGCGGCAAGTCCACCATCCCGTATCTGCTGCGCGTCCTGGCTGGCCAGCAGAATTGCTGCGCGGTGGGCGTCGAGTCCATGGACGATCCGCGCAAGCGGGCTCCGCTGCGTGGCAAGCTGGTCAATCTGCTCACCGAGCTTACCAGCGACGCCATGATTGCCGACGGCGGCTTTAAGACGCTCGTATCGACCGAGGAGCCGATTTTGTTCGACGAGAAATTCCTGCCGCCCGTCCTCGACGTACCCATCGCCAAGCACGTCATCGTCACAAACGTCCTGCCAACGATCAACGACCGCAGCCGCGGAACCTTCAACCGGCTGCTCCTGATCTCGTTCAACCACGTCATACCGCTGGCGCAGCAGGACCGCTCCATCTGGGACAAACTGCGCGGCGAGATCAAGGGCATCTTGCACTGGGCGCTCTACGGAGCGCAGCGGCTGTACCTAAGCGGTGGTACCTTCACCAGCGTGGGCCGGGTGGAGGTCGAGGAATACCGGGCGAGCCAGAATCCGCTGGTTGAGTGGATCGAGGAGTCTTGCGAAACAGATCAGGATGCCAAGGCACTGTTATCTGAGATGAGGGATCGGTACAACCGCTGGGCAGGCAGACCTGTCAGTCCAGCCTATTTTGTTTCATGTCTCCAGAGCGCCGGCTTCAAGACAACAAAAAACCCAATCAGCGTTGGAGCGAAGAGAGGCCGAGCCTGCATCGGACTCCGCCTCCTGTGACCTAGATCCGTTCCCCCACCGATTCAAACCAGTCATACTTGTCCCGGTAGATATCCGGCCATTTGTCGCAATCTCCATTGAACCTGACGATGTATTCCGCTGCGGACTCGTTAGGTTTATTCCTTTTGACGTACCAAGTGCCGTCTTCAAGCGGACGGCGTGAGTAGTGCGTCATCCATAGACCGAACTGGGCCCGAGGATTTGCCCCGGTGAAATACGGAGTCAGAAGATTCTCCGGGACGGAGGATGCCTCAATCCATGTCCCAAATGGAGCCCATGTAAATAGCTTTTCAAGGAACTCCTGGGCCCAAGGGCGCTCGGCTCCCGTTGATGATGTTTCCCTACCGGAGGAAGGCATCGACGCGATGGCGGCCCTCAGGGCCTTCATATTGGCCCCCTTTAAATCGAGCAGCGACTCTTTGCCGCAATGCTCACATGTCAGATGGACGTGAAGGTTGATTTTCATAAAATTTGTGATTGATGCGAAATGCCCGATCCTCCCATGGCACCAAGATCAGGAATCTACCCCATGGACTCTAAAATTCCAGATTCTCCAGTGATCCCGGCACGGGTGACACGGATGACACGGACAGTTTCTATTTTATACTACTTTTTATAATTATACCACTTTTTTATATACTACACTCTATCATATTAACACTCTCTGCTCTTTATATATTTACTGTGTCAACCGTGTCAAGGGATATAAGAGTATATAGAATCAATAGTTTAGGCCGGCACGGATGGGCTTTTTTCATCCGTGCCGCATCCGTGCCATCCGTGTCGGATATAGGGGGTGTTGCCCACAACTCAGGGGTGGTGTTTGTTTTGGTAGGATTTTTCTGAAGGGGGGTGGGGGTCCGGGGAATTTTCGGCGAGGGGGGCAGCCCAGCGGATTCCCGGTGCCAAGGCGGGGGCCGGGGAATTTTCGGGGCGTGGCTCAACGGGGGATTCGTGGCGCTGTCAGGGTCCCCAGCTGAAAAGTGGGAGTGTGGGGTCATATGCTTCACGCGGGCGGGCGGCCGCGGGCATAGATGGGGGGTGGCCGGCCGGTGGGGGTCGCGCGCGCGCGGATTTAGGAACGCGCGTCCGGGGGCGCGCACGCGCGCGCCTGGCGCGTCACGCGCGCCCGTCTTCCTCTATGGGCCGGCCGCAGGTGGGGCAGGATTTGCATGAAACGCTTATACTAGGCGCGAGAAGTGTTTTGTTTTCAGCAACTTGCGAGGATTCGTCGGGATGTTCCACGTGGAACATTGCATCGATGGTGTCGGAAACCCCCAAGTCTGCCATGAGCGCTTTGAGTTGCGCGTCGGCTTGGTCGAGGTCGAGGATGTGGCGGTGCGTCACCTCGGACCTGCTGACGAACAACCCAGCGGCCTTGGCTATGAGTTCGGTGGCGCGTAGGGCCTTTCCGCCGTCCTCCCCCTCTGCGAACTGAAGCCACTTGCGGAAACAATAGTCCGCTGCTTCGCTAGTATCAGCAAACACTCTCGCGTCCACCCAGTTCTGGATCAGTTTTATTGCCACTGAAACCTTTGGGTGTGAGTGAACGTGATAACACTCTATCGACAGAGCATCATCGGTACGAGCAGGGTCCACATCGTAGACGCTACGGTAGGCAACAACTTTGGCGATTCCTGCGCCAACCATGACGGCAAAGCGGCGCTGCTTTACAGTGAGCTCCTCCAGCGCCGCATCGATATCCCGCGGATACCGGACAACCGTGTCCTCTTTCAATTGCCGGATAAGCGCGGCTGATGAGCTCATAAGAACAATATATTGAAAAAAAGCTTGTAATCAGGTGAGTAGTTGGAGTATCGTAAAAGAGTAAGGCAGTTCGAGACTGCCCCCGATCAGAAGGGGATTCCCAAAGGGAACAACCAACCAATTTTTACCAGGAGACAAACAATGACTTTCAAAACAAGAAGCGAAAAGACAGGGAACGTAGTCCAGGTGCAGGTATGGAAGAGCAGCAGCTTCAACTACCAGGTTCACATTGATGGGGAGTTTTACTGCGATGCTTCATCCTTGATTGAGTCGGGGGATACCGAGGAGAGCGAAGCGGCTCACCAAGCCGAAATGGTCATCCGGGATCTCGAATCGGATCGGCTTGTCCAGATCAATGGGGACTGGATTCTTCTTGAGGAAAAGGAGACCAAAGAGCAGCTGCGGGAGGAGATCCGGGACAAAGTCCTGGGGGCAATCGAACGCTCCCGCTGCGAGGATGTGACCGTTGATATCCTCCGGGAGCCGGGGATTCGCGGGGAGCTTCTCGTCCAGTGTGATGACCACTGCGATGCAGGAGACGGGCGGGAGGAGTTCTGGGGGTTGCAGGAAGGGGAGGACGAGGGAGAGGGCTCCCGGATGGTTTGGAAGGTGGAGTTGCTTGCGAAGGGGGTGCGGTAGTGCTTCGTCGTAGGGTCATTTATACCATTGAGATCACCTACGAGAATCGTCCCACTGAGGTGATTCCCCTCTCGGCCAAAACCGACAAGGGGGCAATGCGGCAGGTTAAGGAGTACCTGCCTCGCGAGGACGGTGGGAAGGTGTTCCTGCACTTCCACCACCACGGCAACGGGGAGGCGTACCTTGACCGGGATGGCAATGCGTGCTATCCGGGGAGGGCTTGGTAATGCCACGCACCACCCCCACCCTCGGAGACACTGCCAGCTTCCCCGACCCCAACGGGGTGCCCATCATCGGCACCGTAGTCGCCGCCGGTGCCAGCACCATCACTATCGCCACCCTGTACGGCACCACGCACACGGTGCCGATGACATCCTGCCGGGTGCATACCGCGCCCGGCACCCGCCTCGCCCAGACTCCTCAGAGCTGGTCCTGGCACTAACCTCAGCCCGTCCGGCGGCCTACGAATTAGTCCTAAATGCCCGCGGCTCTCGCGCAGCGGGGCCAACAACACCACCCCACCCCCAAGGAGACCACCATGAGACTGCCACCGAAGAAGGCCCAGGACATCGCCGAGGTCATCGAGCACCTCGCCAAGCACGAGACGATTTACTACCAGGGGCCGATGGATCACAGGCCTTGGCGTTGCCAAGTGATTCGGTTCCTGGTGAATCGCCTGCACCCTGAGCGCTCCAAGGTCACGATCGAATGCGACGGGATCCGGTTCCACGACCTGGGCCTGATCGATCACCTCGACCGATTCTGGCTGCACCAGTAACCCGCCCCGCCCTGATGAGGCCCGGGGGCTCCGGGCCGAAACGGCACCCCCACCGTGCCGTAGGCGAGCAGCCCCGCGCACCAGCGCAGCACCACACCACCCCCAAGGAGAACGGCCTTGAAGATCGAACTGATTCACAGATACCGCATCACAGAACTTTCGGATGGCAAGCCAACGGTCACGATCATGGATTTCATTCCGGTCGCGAACGTACCTGGGTACACCCATCGGGTCGCGATCAACAACGCACTCACGACCTATTACCTGAGCGATCTCTTCGCACCGAATAAGCGGAACGCGATGGCAATGTTGGAGATCGCGCGCGAAGGCTCAAAAGACTAGACGGGTCGAGGCCCGACCCAAGGAGACGACGATGTACACGACCGACCAGTACGAAAGCCTGATGCGAGCCCAGCGCGAGGCCAACGAGCTTTTTGAGCGCCTTGAGACCGCCCCGCCTACCGAGGACGAGATGGCCTTGCAGGAGCGCTATCCGGAGACGCCCCGCACCCAGATCCTGCGGATGGTGGTGCGCCAACGGCTGAGCGCCTGAGACGCGCACGGGCCGCCCACCAGTCCAGCGAAACGAGGAGATTCCCGATGCGTTCCCCCATCAACCTGTATTCGATTACGACCCTCGACGAGCCCAACGAGTGGGCTACCGAGACCCTTTGCGCGCCCGATTACGCAGGGCGCAGCGACGCCATCGTTGGCTTTGAGGCGGCGCTGGCTGCCGCGATCCGGTTGGCGGACCGCTACGAGGCCAGGGTTGCGATTCTGGGCGACCCGGGACCGGAGGATATCTCGGGCCGCCCCTGGGAATGCGCCAGCGTACTGCCGCCGGTGCCACCCGCCTGACGAGGGCCTCAACGCGCGCGCCATGGCGCTCGCGCAGCGGGGCCGACAACACCACCCCACCCCCAAGGAGAACGAAATGCCAAAACGAAGCAAAAAGGCGGAACAGGAGCATCTCCTGCATCTTGCCATCGAAGCCCAGCACCATTTCTGGGACGTCGCCCGCCAACTGGAAGAAGCTCTGGGCTTCGACATCGACGACCTGAGCCAGGATCTTTCGACGGTCAGCATCGCCGACCTACGGAAGCAGGCCAACAGCTGACCAGCCACCCACGATCAAGGAGACTTTATGACAACCACGAAGCCCAAGTACGAACCGCCTTTTGAGCAGGCCGTCCGGAAGAAGGCCCGCGAAATCTACCACGAGGAAGGCACCCTCGAAATCGACGACGACGCCATCGTCTCGCAATCGGAGGGCGGCTGCTACGTTGCCGCCTGGGTCTGGGTGCCTGACGAAGACGAATCCGACGCCGACGCCGAGACGCCCGAGACGACGAACGAATGGATGTGGACGCCGGACGCCAAAAAGACCGCCTGACGAGGCCCAGGCCGGGCCGAAACGCCGAGAGGCGTCGCGGGGCCCCCCCCGAAGATTAAAATCCGATTAACGCCGAACACCATGTGATTTTCGGCGTATGCTGACAACACGGGCGTTTAGCCGCCCGAAAAAGATAGGAGATTAGGATATGCGTTACACTTTACAGATCCAGATCGGACCCCGGACCTGGTCCGCCTTGCAGGAGGCCGATACCGTTGCGGGTTTGAAGCCCTACGCGCAGAACATGTGCGCCCGGTACCGGGTCATCGACCACCGGCGCCACCGGGTCGCCCGCCTGGATGTGGCCCGCTCGTGGTGCCGCATTGAGGGCGGCTGGATGGACCGGGAGAGGCTCGCCGCCCTCGAGGGCATCTGCGACCTCCTCGGGTACGACGCCGCTATCGGGTTCGTGACCCTCGAGCGGGGTCGGGTTGGGTTCTCGTTCGGGAAGCCGGGGGAGATTCGGGCGCTGGCGCGCCGGGCCACCGAGGCCGGGTACGCGCTGACGGCGGGGTTGAGGCGGGCTCTGCGGGGGGTGCGGTAATGCGCGTCACGCAGAAGTTCCTGACCTGGGCCCGGAGCGTTGAGCCGGATCTGAATGCATCCGCAGGTGAGCAGTGGGACGATGAGTCCATGTGGGTTCCGCTGCCCGGTGGTGGGTACGCAGGCTATGATGCTGGCCCCGAGGCCGCTGAGGCCATCCAGCACGCCCGCGCATGCTGGGACCGATTCCATGCGGGCGACCTGACCGCTGCCGCTGCTGCGCTGAGGTCGGCAAAGGCGGCGATCGAGTAGGCACCACCGGGGGCGGCCAAGCGCCGCCCCATCCCCGACTAGAAGGGGGCCGCGATGCGGCATAAGGAGAGATAAGGATGACACTGTACATTTACAGCGCCGAGACCGGCGAAGTCGTTGAGAAGGTCACCGGCGGAACACAGCAGGAGCAAATGGATTACGCCGACTCCAACTACGACTCGGCTGACTACGGATGGACCTATAGCCCCGCGTGGGGTATGGCCGATGAACTGATCGACAACGGCAACGCCAAGCGCACGGCGCTGGCCGCGCAGGAGGTGCGCTAATGGCCCGAATCACCGCTTACGTCACGTCCGAGACCTGCCGATCCCGCGATGCCGTGCGACCCGGCACCTGGATCGGGGAGCGACGCGTGTCCCGCCACGGGGACTGGCAGCCGTGGTACTACGCCAAGCGCGAGACAGTGGCAATGGCCGACCACGGACAGACCGCGTACCTGCGCGGCTCAGCGCGGGCCGTCGCGCGGCTGATGGGGTGGCCAGTGCCTGAAGAAGGCGCGGTTGACCCGGAGCTGGTGGTGGAATTCAGCGCCGCCAAGAATCTGATAGGAGAAATTTAGTATGACCGTCCGAATCACCCACTTTACCGAAATCGTCGAGGAGACCTGGCACAACGTGCAGGTCGAACTTCCCGACCTCCGACCAGCCACGATCCGCGCGGCGTTCAACGTCGACGTTCGCTCGCGCCGGCGATTCACCCGCGCCGATGGCGGGATCGACTGGTACTACCCGATCTACGTCGATGGCGAGCGGTGCTTCCTCGACGGGGCGCTGCGGTACCTGCGGGCGCAGGAGGTGTCGGCATGATCATGGACGTTATTGCCGTAGCCTTCCCGTTTGCGGCGCTGGCAGTGGTGCTCGGCACCTATTGGTGGGCGCTGTTTGGGGGTCAAGAATGACCCTCCAAAGTGACGGCATGAACAATGCAGAACTGAGAGCGTTTCTGACTGCCAGATCTGCCTGCCGAGACGCCATGGACTGGCTCAGCGACCGTGATTCGGATCAGATGTGGGCTGAATGCCAGCGCCCGGACTGGTTGCTCTGGTGGGCCGGGCAAACAGTCCCGCGTCGAGATCTGGTCCTCGCTGCCTGTGACTGCGTGGAAACGGCGCTGCAATTTGTGCCTGCGGATGAGCACCGGCCACGGCTAGCGATTGAAACCGCTCGGCGATGGGCGAACGGAGAAGCAACGATTGAAGAGGTGGAGGCTGCTGCCCGCGCTGCTGCCGCTGCTGCCGCTGCTGCCCACGCTGCCCACGCTGCCCACGCTGCCTACGCTGCCCGCTCTGCTGCCGCTGCTGCCGCTGCTGCCCACGCTGACCACGCTGACCACGCTGCCCGCTCTGCTGCCGCTGCTGCCGCTGCTGCCCACGCTGCCCACGCTGACCACGCTGCCTACGC